GTCCGCGTGCGCTCTCAAAAAAGGTGGGGGCCATACGATCGCGCTTTGCGCTATTGCATTGAACGCAGCAAGCGACGAGATTTGACTCTTGGTCGGTGCCGCCTTTACTAACCGGTATCAAATGGTCCACAGTCGTCGCTTCTTGAGCGCAATAATGGCAAGTGTAGTAGTCGCGTTGTAGTACAGCTAAACGCGCCTTTTGATAATAGGCAGACTTGTACTTCTTAGCCATTAACAACCTTAACAGGATCATAGTTACGTTCTAAGTGAGTCTTTAATCTATGGCAATTAGCACATAACGTTTGTAAGTTACTTGGGTCATTGTTACCTTTATTGCCGTCGATATGGTCGACATCCAATTGACCTAGCCAATCAGGTATGAACCCACACTTAGCACACCATCGTCGTTTACTGCGTTTATAGGTGTTCTTGTAGCATTGAGTACAGTAACGTTTATAACGCTTTATTCCGTTTTGCCAGCCTTGTGACATTGCGCCTTTACCGCATACGATACAAATTGGTCTTAGTGCCATCCGCGCTCCTCGAAGTGTTGTAACGCTTTACAGCTGTCATCGTATCTATGACGAATGTATTTGATAGAAGCTTTTATCTGACCTTGAGGGCTAAGGTCTCGATACCAAGTAGATCGCATTTGGCCCAGCCCATAGTGAGAGCCATTTTTAGCGTTTGGATTCCATCTGGACTCGTAATGAATAAGCCAGTTAAAACATTGAAACTCTTGCCAAGTAAGAAGGTTGTAAGCATATAGTTTTAGATTCATATTTGCTTTTGATGGCATTGTATTTATATTTGTGATTACGGCAGTTGCAACAGCCAGAGTCATCAGACGAAAGGCAATAGGCCGCCCTAACACTCGGCCGACGGGCTGCCTTCGGGCCCCGCCTTCGGTTCGAAGTGTAACCCCCTTGTCAAATATCTTACGCATAGGTTTTCCTATCATCTCACTATTCGGACAAGAATAAATAGCACTTAACCCTCTAACTCCAATACTTTTCTCACATCTATCTCATTAGCTCCATTAAGCCCAATTATGGCTTCTCTTAGCTTCTCTCTGCCGTCTCCGTGAAACTTGGTCGTTAGGTAAGGCTCGGACTCGCTACCCTCTAACCAATCAACCGGTTCACCATTGGGATCAATAACTAACTCATCAACGTAATTAAATTTATCCAATATCGCATCAACCGACGACTCTCTTACCTGTTCAACTATTTCACTAGGCACATTGGCTTTCACCCATTCAACAAACTTTCTATCCGATTTGATAACCCATTTGAACTTCGGCTTAGTGGTTGTTATATATGCGATTACCTCATCACCTAATTCAGCCTTTACTCGATCAGCTCCTAAATTGTCCATCTCGGTCTTGAGTTCGGCTCTTAGCTCGTCTTTCAGGCGCTTTGCTTGGTCTGCTAGTAGGCTTATTGCCGCTAGTTTCAGGCTTAGGTCTTTGATTGTCATTCTGCTCCCTTACTTTCGCTCGTCTTAATCTGGTCTCTAATGAACTTAAGCTTATGCCCATATCTCGGGCTATAAACTCCTTATCAAAGCCCCACTCAAGCATCTGACGGATATATTTGATTGAGTGGATTCTTCGCTTTACTTCTCCTTGCTCGCCCATCCGTCTCCTTTAAAATGGGTCGGTGTTGGCGTCCATACTCGCCACATCCGCACCCCACAATTCTGACAAATTACTTCTTTAGGGGCATCAAAGCCGAGTGCGACATCCGTAATGGCTTCACATTTATCGCACTTGAACTCATATATCGGCATCTATAAACCTCTCAAGTGTGGCGTTGCCGTTCCAATAGCGTTCTTTAATGCGCTCTTGCCCATCAGCTATTCGGCAGATTCGGCATTTAGCGTTCTTCATTTTGTAATTGCCACATTGTTCACAGCGGCCTATTTCATCCTCTCGATTAATCACTCGATCTACGGGATCAAATAGGCGCTGCTCAAAGCAATTCTGACATTCCATTAACCAGACTTCATCACCTTCGGTTATCTCACTATCGTATTTGGTTATATAGCTGTGGACTGTCACCTTCTTACAAGGCCCACACTTAAAAGGGTGTGCGTCTTTCACTTTTGAAATACCCATTTACCATCTGATCCAATTCTCATCCATTTAGCTGGATGGCCGGATTTCGGTCTTGGGCATACCCAGCCGCGATATTCTTTGCCTTCCTTTGTGCCTTGTTTAAGAATCATCGGACCACAACCTTCAGCACATAACGGCACTTCATCAACTACTTCCGCTCCGAATTGTTCTGCGATAGCCGTAACATCCCAGACAATCGGTTCAGGGTCGTTAGGTCTTGTCTCTTTGATAAATTCGGCGAGTTCAGGCTTGGTCGTCTGAATTGGTTTCTTTGGGCTAGGGCTTGGCTTTGCAAAATATCCAGCGAGATTAAGAGCTCGTCCAAGAGAGCCAGTTTCCGCAAGTTCCAAAGCGTATTGCTTTGACTTTGATTCCGAACTAAGTCCGGTTGTCCAAGCCGCAGCATCCGCTTCAGTCCGATAAAGCTCGCACTTAACAATATAGACATCACAGTTAGGCGTAAGCGATTCCTCAAGGACGTGAGTTTTAATCCGATAGTCTGGAAACGCATTTATAAACTCCTTTAGTCTGTCTTGCACACTCACATAATCATCAAGGTAATTCGACATTTAACTTCTCCCGTCCGGCGAACTCGTCGATCGCCATCTCTAATTGTTCTTTTAATGACCAAAACGTTCCGTCTGGCCAGTTCTGCACCTCATCGGCGCAAGGTTGGCAATAGAACCGCACTTGAGCCTTTCGGATTGGGGTTTCACTTTGCACTTTCCATACAGCTGGCGTCTGGGCTTTTAAGTGCCAAGTGCCATCTTTCATTTGTCCATAGCGGCTCTTACAAATATCGCACCATTGGTGCTGGTTATAGTTGCGAGTCAGACTCAACGTCATCCCAATCTTCCGGTGAAGAAAATCGGCATCGACCCAAGATAGCGGCGTATCCAATGAGATCGAGATACGAATCTTCGCGCTCTGGACTTTCCACCATTCGGCTGAGTTTTGTCGCGATAAAGACGAGTGCCACGTCAGCTGGGTCTCGGAGCTGAATACCGAGCAGCCTCGCGATTTTGTAAATGCGTAAAAGATTGAATCTCGGATCACCATATTCAAGCCCCCTGTCATCGAGGGTGTTACCAGCATCCGAGAGCCAGTCACTTAACGATCTCTCTGACATTTATAGTGCTCCGTCCTCTTTTGTAACCTTCGTTAAAGGCTTTGGCTTTAGCCGACTCGATTAAACTGTGTATCCACAATCCACCGACAAATAAACTAATCACTAGGGTCGCTATTTGTTCAGCTGAAAAGTTATTGGACATCAGCGTTCACCCCGAATCGGTCTAGCCAATATGCTGAGATTTCTTCGCGGCTCAAGCGCCCTCTAACTGATTTTCTACCTAGCGATTCAATTGCATATCTGCGAATTATTTGGCCTTTGACGTAATTTTTACCATCAGACCAAGCGCCAGAAGTAGAATCAAATCGAATTACTGCTGGATTATTTATCACTTACTCTCCCGTTCTGTAACCCTTAATTGGATTTACGGGATAAATGTATTTAATTAAATGGATTTAGACAAGTAAGAGTTCGGAGTGTCGTATATCTAGGAAGCCGCAGAGCTTCTCAACCTTGCCGCTATTGGCGAAGTCGGTCTTGTCTGGAAGGGCCTTTAATTGCCACTCAGGCTCGTTTATAGCCCCTAAATCGAACTGATAGACCCCTTGTGGGGTGGAGTTGATATAAAGCGTTCTAGCGCCCGTTCTAGCCCTTATATCGGCCAAGTAATCCCACTTCTTCTTCTCAATCAAGAGTGTGGGGTAATGAGTGCGACGGCACTTCATCTCGATATATGCGTCGTGGATGATTCCGTCGGCTCGGTCGGTCGCCGATAAAGGCGTCAAGTCCGGATAAACCGACTTGAGAGCCTCGAATAGCTCAACCTCGCGTAGGTAAATTAGACGTCCTCTTCGCCATCTTCCCACCCGATTTTTCTAATCGGATCTTGTGGGTCGATTACCCAATCAGGCCAAGCGCTTCGATCCATAGCAAAAGCAAGAGCCAAGCCTTCATCCATTCCATTACGGCGACAAGTTTCGTAAATCTCTTTACAAGCAATCGCCCAAAAATCAAGTTTGGTAGGGAGCTCTTTAACTGTGCGCCTAGATTTAGCCGTTTTCTTGACCGGCTTCTTAACGCGCTTTCTTGTTGCCATTAGCCCCCACCTTCTTCGATAGGGCTAATTCTAACTGAGACTCCATTTTATCAAGGCGCGACACTATGGGGATATTTTCTAATTTGATTATGTAACGAAGTCCGGCAATAAGAAGAGCGATTGATCCGAGAACCGAAGCTACGAATCCAGCGATGGTATTGGCATCCATTACCGGACTTTTCCGTAGCGCTCGTAATTAGGGTTAAGCCAGTTAATAATGCTAGGCAAGACTGACACTAGAGCCGCATTTGCAATCGCATCGACATCCCAACCCACCGCGAGGTATGTTGCGAGTGCTGTTGCTAGAAACGTCTTGGCCCAACTTTCCGCCATCTTCTTGAGGTCGCTCATTATTGTCTCCTTCGAGGTTAAACCAGCTAGAGTCGTTATCTCCCAAAGTTGTAAAGCTAATATGAAAATGAGATTTATGTGGGTTAGCCCCTTTGTATTTGCGGCGCTTCCATCCCAATATCGGACTCATAATCTTGCCGTCGTAAATAATATATTTAATGCGCTTATCGCCGCGCTTGGCTAATTTGCGAATCTTCTCAACAACCGCATAAGTTTCTTCCGGATGAGCATTGAGGTTGGCGTCAATATCTAGAGCTCTGACGATTCCTCGAGAGTCTGGTATATGGTCAGAATTACCTTTAGCAACGTGCCGAGCGTCAGCAACCCAGCCGTCAGAACGGCGGTCGCGATCAGGATAATCGTCATCGAGTTGCTCCCGAAGCTGTTGACCAGCTTTGCAAAGTTTCGCCATATTCCTACGAGATTGTGCCGTTTTCTTCTGCATCTGGGTTTTCTAACCAGCGCAGGTAGCGTTGATAGTCTGAGTTGCTTGGGTCGGTTGGAATACTAAACAAGAACCCATTTTCTTCATACTGAATAATTGTATTTCCGTTAGGTGTAACAATTTCTTTGTAGTTTTTCATAGTTCTGCGCTCCAAGCCAATGATGAAGAAGTTGTGCGAGCAGTAGCAACGCCTGCATAACCACCTGTTCCAGAAACTTCTGTGTTGTTATATAGCCAAGACTGATTGATTGTTGCTTGGTCTTGTGTGAAGGAATTAAAATCGTCGTTAGTTGAATTTGATTTCATACGATAATAATTTGTTCCCGAAGAACCAATGAAGGTTGGATTTGTTCTCATAGTGACAGGGAATCGGACAGGCATATAGACTTCAGTTGAAGTAAAATAAGTTGCGTTGCCCAAAATTCTATCAGCGGCAGCATCTGTCAAAATCCAGTAATACCTCTGGCAAGCGGCTAACTCGCTTTGGATTGTTCCCGTTGCGGTTTGGAACGCGGTGGCTATTGAGCCAGCCTCTAGTTGGACGCCAGTAATTTCAAAATAATCACTTGCTCCAGCAGTTCCCGTAGGGGTATAAGTAAAGCGAATTCCAATTTCAGTAGCCGTCGTCGCGATGGTTGCAGATGCCGAAAATCTTTGCCAAGTGGAAGTTAAAGTTACATTTTGGCTGAGGGGAGTTGCAAAACCCGTGTAAGTAGTAACATTGTTTTGGTCTGTTCCCGTTCCAGTATTTACCGCCATATTTAAAACGTCACTAGCAGAAGAAAAATTTGCACCTTTGCGAGCGTAAAACGACAAAGTGACTGTGCGTCCTACGAATGGAATACTTGCAGAAGTCTCTAATGACTGAGCATAAATAATTGAGTCTAATGCTGTATTTCCGCTGTTACGTTGAACGCGAGCGCAATACTGGATAAAAGGTAAATTTGTTGTGTCGGAAGTAGTTTGTCTGCTTACTGTTTTACTTGCAGTTCCGCTGTAAATAAACCATCTGTCAGCGGTGTAATTTGCAGCCGCAGATGAGTTTGCAATACTCGTTCCGCGTTGCCAAATGCCAAAATCAGCATTAAGAATAGAATTTTTGCCAGCAGCGTAATTACCTTGCCAGCGAAGGCCAGTAGTAGCGGCAGAATCCGCGACAAGTGTGTCGCCGTTTGAGCCGACTGCTAAACGAGCTGGAGTATCTGCTGCGGTTGCGGTAATCAAATCACCTTTAGCGTCAACTATCGCGTTTTGAATTGCGTTGGCATCGTCGCTAGTAACCCAAGTAAAATCCATATCTGTATTGGAAGTCTTGGATAAAACCTGTCCGGTCGTTCCGCCTTTGAGATCGACTAAAGAAGTGTCGATGGCGTTGCCAAGTGTGCGCATCGCAAGAGCGCCATCCTTGACTAAATCTGTGTCGTCCGGAGTCTCCCAGCCGAAATTCGTTGTTGTTGCCATTAACTAATCACTCCTATCGCGTCCTGCCATTCTAAGGTATTAAGCACACTATTCCAGCTTTCTGCTGCGTTGACCTGCGCCCATTGTTGAGCGACGGCCGAGAACTCTGTGGGTGAAGCGTTGAAGGTAATGGAAAGCCCACCAACCGACGCCCTAAATGTCCACCCCTCTACATAACCGGTGAACTCGCCACCGAGCATTTGGGGCGGAAGGTTAGTGATGCGGACGGGTTGGCCCATAAAGATATTAAGCAAGGCGTCTCGATCCGCGTCGTCAATTTCGGGGGATTGAAGTGGGAAGGTTATGGATTGGAAAAGGTAGCGAGGATAGGCGCGGAGTTGAATGAGTCTGTCGCCCATATCTTCAACGTCGGCTGTGTTCTTTAAGTAGCTTGAGAA